CTCCTGTCTAGCGCTGTTAAGCTACTAGCATCTACCCTAAAAACGGGTCGATGTCACTTGGATAGAAAGAACCTATTTACCTTGATAGGGATCTATCCAGCGTAGTTTGATGTCGACGCTACGCGGGCGTCCAGAATAAATCAAGTGGTTCACGTCGATGAAAGGCAAATCATCGCGTTTAGCGAACCATTTGAGAAGGGCAGGATAACCGTCTACGCTATTGCGTGTAGGTTTTTCCTTGACCGTCAGAGCTAGAATCACTAGGTTCTGAAGGTTCGAGTCCCATTTAACTTTGACTCCATATGGAGTCAGGGGAAGATGGGATACTCGACCCAATCCAGAAGAGTCAGCGTGCAGTGCCGGGATAGGCCAGGAAAGCCTTTCCATATATGCATCTGCCCACCGTACAACTTTCCACAATCCAGCCATATAGGCTTGATTACGGAAGTTATAGAAGGATATTACTTCTTCACTCTTCTCTTTATTCCAGTGTTGTGTAGGGAGTAGACTACGAAGGCGAACGACAGTTACGTCGTAACCGTCATAGTAGTCCTTACCGCAAGATTCACGGAACTTTCCAGTCCAGTAACTCTTGCCAGTATTCACTTTAAACCCAAAAGTTTCGAGTGAACTGACAACACTACGGGTGTATTCTACGGGAACAATAATATCGTCCCCATAGACACGCACCTTTCCCAGGAAGGATTCAATATCCTCCCTAGTAAGGGGTCTGCTAAGCGCATCTTCAATTCCCATAAAGACAACGGTGCAAAACACCATTGCCTCCATAGGAAAGCAGAGCGCTGATCCCATAGACGCGAACTTGGACAGACGTATAACGCCATGTCCAGGAACGTCAGCCTTCCGAGAACGCGTAGCGTCCATCGCCTCTGCCAAGAGGGGATGGCGCCATAGCATTGCTCGTACATGCTGATTGGAAACGCGATCGGAAGCTTCACTCAGATCGAGTGTTGCTAGGTTCCCTTGGAAAGAACCCTTCCGAGCCAGGCGCTGATTAGGCGTTTGGTCAAGGAAACCGATCAAGCCACGAGCAAGATCATCTTGCTCAATGCCTTTCACGAATTCAAACAATAGAGCTTGCTGCATATATTGCATATGCGTGGGCTCCATCGCGATGATTCGAGGCGTTTTCATTGTTTTAGGTACAGTTATTACCTTAACAGGTAATTCAGTACCGGGATCCTGATAAACGAATCCCCGTTCGAGATAATCTCGAACGTTCGCAGAGGCGTATTTCCAAGCAGGGAATACAGCCTCGAGACGATCGGTCCATACTCTGTTTGACCACTTGGCGTTGCCAAGTAGTCCATCAGCCGTAGAGCCGGGGCCATGTTTCGGAAAGAGATCTTCAGAGTAAATGGCGTTAGCCACACTTGAGAAGACGCCTCCGAATATGGACAAAGATAACCGGGCGAAGCGTTCGCTTCGTTTTGCTGACAGGGTCTGCAGTCCTCCTCTTTCGAGAGAAGTTCCCACAGGTCCTGAATGTTCAGCAAACAGGTTACTCTCAGTTCGTACATCAGATTCACACTCCATATACTTGATAATGGCGGACTTTTTTCTCTTCTCAGAGACGTCCATCCGTATTTTGGCAAACATCAGTGTTAACTGACGCAGACAAAATATGGCATCCACATCAGGTTTGGAATGAAGCAGACCAGTACCACGGTCAAAGATAAGCTCGAGGAAACCTCCTAGAAACAGGGGGAGACCACCTTTAAACTGGAAACCAGTAAAAAGGTCGCGAGCGACGTAACCACGGTCCAGAGCTTTTTGGAGATCTGAACCGTAGTTAGACAGGGTTATCGTTAAAAACGATAACCCCTCATCTTTGACACGATCCAAGATTGTTTTTAAATCTTGGATGGTGCTAACCTGACATCTGTCCTCCATGTCTTGGAGGACGGCTTGCAAGAGACTTACCAGACTTTTCATGTCTGCCTTTCATAATAGAAGGGTTAGGCATTCCAGGTCACGTAGATCTCTAACGCTCACACCGAAGAAAGCAGATTAATGCTTTCGGTATGAACGCCGCGGCCTCATAGCGAGTAGTGCAAGCACTACAAAGCCAATGAGAACCACTGTCAGCGAGGTAAGAACAGCTACATAGAGCGTAAGCTCTGCGTAGGAGATCAAACCTCACCGCCACTAAACTTAGTGGCGTTGGCATTCGTCGAAGCGGTCAACCAGGTAGTGAGCCCGGTAAGTAGCTGAACCTGCTCAGCAATGGTGAAACCATTGATGGGTCGATCAAGAACGATATAAGCACTCGCCGAGAGGCGAAGGTTTGTACCGGTGATCAGAGGATCAGCTGCAATCTTCGAGAAGTCCACACGTACAGTGGAGCGATTCCGATTTGCCTTACTCTTAGAGTGGGCAACGGAAAGCGCCACAGTACCGTCGTCTTTTGTGAAGGCTCCAGTACTGTTGGAAATACCAGTTCGCGGAAGCGAATTGGCACCACTGATAGTGACTGACTGAGGATCTGTAAACATGACTGTCTCTCGACTTTCTATTTAATTGTTAATTCAATTAGACTACCGAGTCGTTACCCGATAGGATTGAGACCAGACTCCTCCTTAAGAGCCTTAGCCTCGATAGCCGGTCTTGCTCAAAGCAAGAGCAGCCAAAATGGCCCATTGCCGCTCCGTAAAGGAGTTAGGATTTAGGCCGAAACCGAATGGTGTACCCCTTACCCTTTCCTTCCGCACAATGTGGGAAGAAATCGTGAAGGGCCCGCGTGGTCCATCTCTAAAAGATAGACCATCAACGGTGTATGCATTTGACATGCGAGTTTCTCGCATAAGGTATGCATAGTGCATTAAAAGCCCGTCTTCTGTTCGTAGACCTGCTGTAGTAACAGCAGATTGTACGTCTACAAACCAGTCGGCGAGCCATGACCACGGAGTCAGTTCCCAAAGGACAGCCGGAGTGATCCGGGTGCCAAGCAACTTGTTAGCAAATTGCTCATAAGCTTGGAGTTTGTCCATAATCCCTTTACCAGGATTAATGGAGTAAACAAACTTACCTTTGAAATAAATACGTTGGGATTCTTTTTGAATCCTTGTAAGCTGACCCACAGGGCTTCCATTGAAATACTGACTGGAGTTAGATATATTATCTGACAACCAACCAAAATTCAAACGACCATCCCCCTCGTTAGTAACGAGGTTTGTAGGGGTAGTCTGGAAGTCGTAACGCCGTACCGTCTCGATATTGGACAGTTCGCCATATCTACGAATCTCTTCGTTAATATTAAGCAAGCTGTTTACTACCTTGACTAGGTCCGAGATAAGAGGAATCCAACCAAAGCTCAAATTCAGATAACCTTTACCTGCTGATTTAGCAAGTGAGGCTCTGGATTTAAGCCAGTCGGCATACTCATTACTCGGTAGCTTCAAACCTTTCTCCCGAATAATTTCGGCAGCGGTTTGAGCTATATTGGCGTTCGGAGCAGTAGGCGCGATGCGCGAGATTGCCTTATTCCCATAGTAATTCACATCAAGAGATGGAATCACAGGGAATTCAGGTATATCTCGTGGGTGCAAAACACCACGAACACTCCAACCAAACACAGGGTCCTTGGCAGTTACGTCCTCGTGAGAGACCGTACGCCAAGTCCTTTGTGTATAGAAGTCGTGTCCGTCATCAGCATCACTCGGAATTCCCCGAGACAGAAAATACGAACGTATTGCCTGTCCGGAGATAAGATCCGGGTATTGCTCGCCCTTTCTCGTTCGATACGAGAAAGTGCTCTGCCTGGTACTGATAGGGAAGTCTCCCAAAGAGAAAGAATCCGTACTCCCCGGAAAGTACATTCGAGAAGGCAATGTGTTTGGTAACACAGAGCCCTCAGGAATGCCCTTAAGGGATTTACGGGTGTTAATATCTCTCTCCTGGAAGACATATCCTCCATCGGTCATGATCATTTTCCATTCGGTACAAGGATGTTAGCCAATAGTTGGATGCACTGCTATCTACTGGCAGAGTACTAGCTTAGCTAGCAGGTACGGTTAGCACCGGGAGGACCCTTATG